TCCAGTCCTGTCCTCAATTCCCTTTCCTTTTAGCCACTCAGAAATTCGCGACTTCCACTCATCTGAAGTTCCTGAGCCATACTTGCCAAATAGGCTTGTGAGGTCTCCCTTTAGGTTTGACGTTCCTACGTAGGTTCCGTCTGTCACTGTTTTGCTATCCAGCCACATCTGCCCGTTCATGCCTCTTTCGGTGCCCATGTAATCGGCAAAAAGACCGATATAGTCCTTGTCTTGGAAAAGCTTAATGTAGAATTCTCCAATTGACGCGTCGGAAATATTTCCTCCTTCGTCAACAACAAGCGTAGGAAGTCGTCCGTCGGTTCCAAACCCAGTAAGTCTTTCAAACCCAGGCTTGTTCTTATTTTCGGCAGCCCATCCCTTCATAGCTTCAAGGTCCTGGTATGAGAACCTATAGAACAGGTTGTCTCCGCCTCGATACTGGATGATGTCGTTGTTGTCAATTCTTCCAGATCCGCTTCCGCCACCAGGAACTGGGATAAACTTAAAGTTATCCTGACCAGTAACTGCTCTTTGCTCTGCGTAGTATGGCTTCCCAGCTCTGTCGTAAGCTAGGACAAATTTGTTCGGGTCTTGTACGTCAAACTTGTTAATTGCCTGGAAAGTAAAGTACCTTACCTTTGGATCCCATCTGTATGTCAGGACTAGATTCTTATCTTCAGCGATTAGTCGTGGCTTTTCGGTGGAGTCAATCTTAAGCCTAAGAACGTCAGCTACAGTCATTGATCCGTTACTTCCAATTTGCTGCAGTAGAGCAACTCTGTTTAGTCCTAGCTGCATTAGGGCGTCTCCAAACGGCCCTAGTGCGGTCAAATCTTCATTCACTTCAAGTTGGGTAAGAGTGTCTCCAAGTTGATCGGCTACGTCATATTCGCTTTGCCCGGAGATAACTGATATTCTTGTAATAAGATCGCTAATAGTCATAGGGTCGTTACCGCCGAATAGACCGTTAACGTCTCCGTTGTTGATACCAACAATTGTTTCTGGGATATTGTTATCTGCAATGTTGTCAAACCCAGCTCCGCCTATTGCTCCAACAAAGTCAGACAAGGCTTTCTGTGTTGCTGACTGATCAGCTGCATTTGGGACGCTAATAGACGCACCTGACTTGTTCAACTCAATTGCTAGAGCCTCAACAGCTTTCTTGCTTGTTGATACAAAGATACCCTTGCTAAACTGTGAGCTAAACCCAGAGATAAACCCTGGCCATGTCTGTAGCTCCTTGCCGTACCCTTGGTCTTGCAACTTCTTAATGTCATCAGCAGCAAGTTCAAGCTGATCCATGATGTTCCTTGCAGTCTCATCGTCTAGACCGTATGAACTCATTGCGGACTCAATAACTGACTGAACGTCAACATTGTTGTTGTTCAGTACATTAGAGAAGTTAGTAAGCCAATCGTCTCCAGAGCCATTCTTGATATCATTATTCAGGATGGAAACAGAGTTCTTATCTGGTAGGTAGTCCTTCAGAACACCACCTAGAAGCTTCTGTACACCACGAGCAATAGCGTCTGTCTCTGCCTTGAGCTCGTTGTCCACCTTGTCTACACGTGCTTGAGCCGCGTCGGACTCTCGACGAGCAATTGCGTCTGCCCTAGCAGATAGGATGTCTTGGTATGTCCTTGACTCCTCTGTCAGGCCTGCCTCTTTAGCCCGGATTAGCTCCTTGTCGTAGAAATTTACTAGCTGGTCTGCGGTGAACTTCTTTTCCTTGAATCCGTTTACCATGTCGGAAGCAGAACTGCTGTATGAGATCGTAAACATCTTGTTATTAAGTCGCTCACGGTCAGCATCAGTCATTGCTGGGTCTGCGGCAATTCGCTCAACAAACTTCTCGTACTCCGCGTCAGTAATCTTACCTGTCCCAGATCCACCGACTAGGGATAGGTCAATTGAGTTACCGTTTTGGTAAGCTGCGTCTAGGATGTTCTCGTAGTCTCGAAGAGCAGCGATACGGAACTCCTCTGCCTTAGTCTTTAGCTTCTCAGCGCCGCCAGAGTCTCCTGCTGCAGAAGCAGCTGCAGCCTGTGCCAAGTACCACGCAACAATGTTGTTTGCCGTGGCTGACTTGCTTACACCGTCAATAGTGAATAGACCAGCAGCAGAGCCGGACCGCATGTTATTGTTATATGCGGTAAGCATGTTCTGCTCCTGGTCCTGACGCTCCTCCTTAAGGAGCGCGTAGATCAGAGCTGAAAGGTTCTGTGATCCGCTAGCTGAGCGGCCGAATTTACCCTTGCGTGCCATTTGGGCCTCCATTCATCTGGCCAGCCAACTCCGGTGGGAGTGGTCCCTGACCGTTCATCATCTGATCTGCCATTGCCTGTTCTGGCGGGATGGCCCCAGGTTGACCTGGTTGCTGTGCGTTTGCTGGGAGCATCTCTGGCGGAAGGTTTCCCATCTCTCCGCCGTTCATCATCTCGCTTCCTCCAGATGCTCCAACCTGACGGAAGGCGTTTGCTGTGGATGCCTGCTGCTGAGCCATCTGCTGCTGAGCTACCTGCGGCGCCATCATCTGGAGCTGCTGGAACATCTGCATCAGCTGGCCCATCGTAAGCACTGCAGCTGGATTGAGAGTTGCGTCTGTCTGCTCGTCTCGGATGAGTTCCTTCTCGCCTTCTGGGTCTTCCACGCCAACACGGTCCATTGCGCGCTCCGCGCTCCAGATCCTGCCCTGTACGAGGTTGAGAGCCGTCTGAGCAAGCTCAAGGGTATCTCGAGGAGTTAGCTCTGGTGGGGTGATCTCAAGTCGGTATTCACCAGCAATAATCTCGCTGATTGGTCGCTCCTTGGCCTCCCACATCCGGGCGCTGAGCTCCCATACCTTTTTGATCCAGGAGTACAGAAGCTTGCGCTTTGGCGCAATCCTCTGTTCATAGTTAGCAACGAGAGACGCGATGGCACGGGACGAACCAAGAACACTGCTAGGCGCAAGGCCAAGCAGAAGATCGTTGAGGCCCGTTACCACCGCGATCTCTCGGTCAATCCGCTTGTTATAGTCTTCAAGCTGGAACTGAGGGATGAACGGAGTAATAGGTCGAAGCTCATTGCCAGGACCAGGCGTGGCCACTCGGCCAGGCTTAGGAATGGCGTTAGCCGGGACCTCATCTGGTGCATCCCCTCCGACGAGCTGCCACATCTGCCCGCCGACAATTGACTGAATCATTTGAGCCTGTGCCGTGATCCGCTCGTCCTTCTCTCGGAGGAGTTGCTCAACGTCAAACAGCTCTGACTTACCGTATGGGCTGCCTGGGATCAGGCTGTTCCTGAGCGGGATGTACGGAAGCTCTCCGCCCAGCTCTGGGTGCTTCTTGATCCAAACTACCGTGTTGCCTACAATGAGTGCATTGCAGACTACAGGTGCCTTACCGGGCTTGCTAGGGTGCTTGTACCAATAGTCTAGTACGGTGATCTGCATCTGCTCGTACTCGCTCTGGATGCGCTTAGGCTGACGCTCGTACTCCCTGTGGTACAGGTTGGCAAGTGGGTCAGAGTGAGTTGCGTGGTAGGTGTATGGGTGCCAGCTGCCGCCCTCTTGAACTGGGATTACCTCGATGCCGAAGTCTTCCATAACAGCCTGTGGGCTAAGCCCGTAGGTGTAGATAGCCCAGTCAATGCGATTGTAGTTGGAGTCACCGTACCCTAGTAGAAGGTTCTCTGGGGTATCAATGATCGTGATCTTGGGGATCTTGGCCTTAGGGTCCCAGTAAACCTTGGCAGCAGTGTGGCCGTACAGGCTCTTGTATAGACACGCCTCCTCAAGCCTTACCTCAAACTCGTTGGCCTCGGCCCAAGCGAAGTACAGCCTCTCTCTTCGAGCAGCAGAAGCACGCCCCTGCTTGTCCATTGCTGTAGGTACGTAGTTTACAATAGGTGGGATAGCCTGAAGTGAGGATGGGATGTTTACGTAAGCAGGGTGCACGTTAACAGAAACGTGTGCACGACCAGCTGTACGCGCCGAAGGGTCGCTTGCCCAGTGGTCTGCCCCGCCTAGTGTAATCGTGTTAGGGTAGTAGAAGTGGTCGTACCGGCGGAACATGGAACGCAGACGAGCCTGCTCAGGCTCCTGGATCTGCTTACGCTTGTAAGCCTCTGCCAGTACTGAGTAGTTCTCATCGGTGTTTGGGTCAATCTCCTGCATCATAAGTGCTGTGGAGGCCATTGACAGAGCCTTCTGCTCCTTATCTGGTAGCTTCACCTTCGGCTGAGCCATTAATCAGAACCTCCAAAATATGTGAATACTGGGTTTTCCAAGTATCCAGATTGATTTCTAATTGCGTGTTTAACTGCTACAGCAAGTGCCATAACAGCGTCTTGTTCCAACTTCTTATCGTCAAGTTTGTATGAAAGCAGCTGCCTTCGAAGCTGCATCCAGATCCCCTGGCGAGGGAATAGGACCATTCGCTTGTCAATGGCTGCCTTGAGATCGCTAAGCAACTCAAGCTTCTTTGCCTTGGTGCCACCGAAATCGTAACCACGTAGTGGCCTGATGACGGAGAACTCCTGCTTGAATAGCTTGCCTCCAAATCCAGTCTCGTCCACAATCGTGGTGCAGCTGGAGAGGTCTTGGTTGTATAGTAGGTGACCTTCTCGTACCATGTTTACGATGGCTTGGATGGTCTGCTTTCCTGTCCTGGTCCTAGCACGGACTCCTAGCATCCTGTTTGGAGCTGTGTGGTCAATCATAATTGTCCAGGTACTATCACTAGAGATACCTGGGTCGCAGCCCTGAACGTACCGGTGTCGCTTCTCAGGTGATGCCTCTGGGATCATCTCTTCAACGAAGCACTGCTCAATTGACTCAGAGGAGAAGTAGGCGTCCCTGGCCTCAATGAAGTGGCCATCAATGTTCTGTGGTACTAGATATTCAGCTTGCTGTCTTACAATAGCATCAAATGTGGCAGCTGACAACCCAAATCCGACATTATCTCTAGTCGAAAGCCTGAAGCTGAAGAACTGATCGTCCCTGTCCATATTCTTAGGGTCGCCCATCCCCCATAGGTCAGCGTAGTCGTTGATGCCCTCGGTAGGTGTGCCGATGAAGTGTAGCTGTCCGCCCGTGGAGAGCCTTCGCAGGTTCAGAACCTCTTGGTAGATCTGGATCAAGTGAGGCTCGAATGCAGCCTCGTCAAACGAGATCCCGTTCATGTCCTTTCCTAGGAGGGCCTTAGCCTTGTCCTGGGTGGTCCTGAAGTTAATGTTTGCCCCGCCTACCAGTGGGTGGAACTGCAGCCAGAGGTACTCGCCTCGGTACTTCTTGGTGTGCTCAACAACGCGTCCTAGTTCGGTAATTAGGGGGCAGCCCCTGCCTCTCTGTGCAGGGTGACCGCCCTCTAGAATCATTGAAATCTCCCTGTGTACTAGCTCTGCGGTCTCCTGCTGGATTCCCACATGGTACCACTCATATGGTGCAGTCTGCCATCTCATGGCGTCCTTGTCGGTACCGTCTGGAGGTTCAACCCCCAGCTTGTAGAACGCACTGTGGAATACTGCCACTGCCATACCAAGAGTCTTGCCAGCTCGGTTGCCGGCTGAGCATACTGTCGTTAGGTACTTTGGCCTCCAGCCAGAGTCATCCCTAGCCGCAATGCCCTTTACCCACTCGATCTGTCCAGGATGGAGAACTATACCAAGCCACCTATCGGCAAAGAACACTGGGTCATTCCTGCCCCTCAGAAGATCTGAGGCCACCTGGCTTGTGATGTTCAAGCTTTTGCCTTGTTCTTAGAAGAGATAGACTTTGCCTTACGCTTAGCGTCGGCCTTGCTGCTTGCCCCCCACGCCTGGAGGCTAAGTAGTAGTCGAGTAGGTCTACCCTTCTCGTCTCTCTCTGGACCTGCCATACCACCCATGCGGGCAAGGAATGAGGCCCGTCTAGGGTTGTTTCCGGCCTTTACAGGGGCCTTTAGCGTTCCACCCTTGTAGGATGCCCTGCCCTTAGCATTTAGACCGCCCTTAGGGTTCTTGCCCTCTTTACGAGTCCAGGCTGGAGTCTTCGGCATCTTCAATCTCCTCAGCTTCCATTTCAATCATGTTTACCACAGGACCTCCGCCAAGGATTCCTGCTAGAGTCACCGACAGCTCCCTGTCTGCAGACTTCTCAACCCTGCGGTCAATCATCTCTTGAGCTCTCAGGCCCTCAGCTAGTGTTGGTACAAGCTCTCCGGCCTCTACCATTGCGATTACGTGTCCCTTAACCAGTGCTGCAAGATCTCCGTCAGCCTTGAGCTTGTCTTGATTCTTCTTGAACTTCTTGATTACTGCAGCCTTTGCCGTCTGGTATTCGTTAGTAAGGTGGTTGCGCCTGTGGCCACCAAGGGTAATCCTTGAGATGTAGGAGTTGTTCTCCTTTAGCCAGTCGCTAACCTTCGTGTCAGGTTGCCCGTTTGCCATCCTCTGATTAATCTGTTCGGCAAACGGGCTCCTGCACGCGGCGCACCGTTCAAGTACGGGCGCTAGATTCATTATTCTCCTGTGTAGCCAAACGCCTTGTCGTTAGGGTTCAGCCATCGAAGTACCACAGGTGCAATTGCTGCCAACCCTGCTGCCACAACGCTCTTGATTGCGTCTCCGTTGAGGTCAAAAGCTGACCCGCCAAGAGCCAAGAACTGAGCGATGCAGCCAGCGATGAATGACCGACCCCAGGATGCGAACAGTGCCTTCTTTTCCTTAGTCATATTTCTCCTACTTCTTTACGATGATGCAACGCTTAAACGGTGCCTCACCCTTACTTGAGGCAATAGCCTTGAGCTGAACTTCGGTTACTAGAACCGCAAACTGCTCCTTGCCCTTGCCGGTAAATGTTGGGTCGGCAAACTGCCAGCCCAGCTCTTCGTCATATGCTGCAGCTACCATGTGTCCGTAAGTGGCCCCCTTATGTCGCCCTACGTACCTCTGGTGCCACGAGCTGATCGCTTGTGGCGGGTAGTTCTTTGCGGCATCTACATTGATGATCAGGGCAGCACCCTTCTTGGCGCTTTCCACGCAGTCGTTCCAGTCCCTTGGATACCTGGCGTTGGCGCCAAGTACCTTGCAGGTCTTTACTAGATCCCATAGACTTGAACCGTTGTCACTAACACCATGCTGCTCCTTAAACCCTGTTGCCTTCTCTTTGGCCTTAATTCCTTCTGCTGCTGTAATATCCTTGCCCAGGACCCACGAAGAGGCGCACGCAGCGCTCGATGGGCCGCAGTCGTCTAGGATGCCGCCCTTCTCAACGTGATCAAGCTGGCTCCGGACCTTAAGCTTGTTCACTTTCCCTGTCCCGCTAGCCATGCTGTAATACCTCCAAGTCCGCTTACTCCAAGAAGAGCTATGATAAATTTGGCAAGCCGGTATGCGCCTCGAGTTTCGGCAAGCTCCATCTTGATCGTGGCAAGGTCTCCCTCAATACGCTCAAGTCGCTCTAGGATCTGGTCGGACTGGCTTTTAGTCATTGACAATGTTTTCAATTTCTTTACCATAGTAATACGATCCATCATTTAGCCTGGACACCTTAATTGATGCCCACTCCTCAGCTCCGTCTGCGGTTACCCATGGACCAGCAACTTCAATTATAACTCCATCGTTATAGATTGTTGCTATATTTTCATCGTTAATAGTATATGTAAACATTATTATCTTGTATAATACATTGTATTGCCAAGAATTCCACCAATATAATTACCGTCACTAGCCCAAGATCCAGCAGACGCATCCCCTGCAGCTGTTGATTTTGCGCCTTGAGATGTGTAGGTTGACGTGATTGAGCTATTTGCACTTATTGATACAGTAGTACTTGTACCACCAGCATTAGAACCAATAGCAGCCCATCTTCCGTTAATAAAGAAAAGGTCAGGATCTACGTTATTTGTTCCAAGGTTGTGTGTAATTAATGCCCAGGACGTATCGTCACCATTAACACCAACTGAATATCCTAGTTTTCCATCTGTTGTGGACGCAGTCCAGGTATTTTGATTTTCCCACCATCTAATCATTCTGACTGTGCTTGTTCCAAATGGGCTTGTAATTGCAGTCTCGTTATCTCCGCCACCATCTCCAATTCTAGCAAGTTCTCCACTGGCACCGCCAAGAAGATTTCTTGTCAAATTTGATTCTGCAGCTGATATAGAAAATGAAGCCCCAGTCCTTGATGCCCAAGTTCCATTTATTGTAGTTGACCTAAAGAATTCACCAGCATTTCCAAGAGCCACATAGTACGTCCCAGTCCAAATAACTCTAACGATTGTTTTTGCGGTCGATCCAGTGCAGTTTACTGCAGTCCAAGTAGTATTTGATAAAGCTGTCGTATAAAGGAACTGTCTTGCAGTTGATGTAGCTACTGGCATAATATAATTTCCATTGTAGAAACTTGGGCACTGCAAAATTGACCCAGTTCCCTCTCCGCTTGATGCAATTGCAGAGCTATTATTAATAGATGGGAGATACTTAACAGCAGACGATGTTCCCTGTCCTCCAAACCAGAACCCGTTTGCATATACAAGTCTTTGTGAAGTCGTTGTTGCATTCCAAGTTCTACCAGTAAAGGTTGCGCCAATTGTGTCGCCCCTGTTTCCGCTTGATGAAACTCCTGGTATCTGGAACATTACGCTATATCCCCGATAATTGTCCAGGTATTTGCAGCAGATTTAAGGATAGTTGCAGCTGACCACTGTGCGCGAAGTGCTAGTCCATATGTCCTGTTTACGGTTGCTCCTGTTCCAGCAGCAAATGTAACTGTGCCAGTTCCCGTTCTTAGCGCATGGATCATTGACCCAGTAGCGTACGTTGCGGCAGAGTCTTGTGGGAGTGTAATTACAATTCCAGTGGCGGTGCTGCAGGCATATAGCTTTCCAGAATCACCAGCAGGAATAGTGAATGAAGCAGTCTTTGATTCAACTGTAACTGATGAAGATCCTCCTCCGCCAGATGAGGTAACCCAGGATAGCGTGCCTGCTGCATCGCTTGAAAGAACCTGCCCAGATACTGTTGCATCAGCTGCAGGTAATGTCCATATCTTGTTGGCAGTTATAGTAGCTGGAGCCTGAAACCCAACGTAGTTGCTGCTATCTGAGTCAGCAAATCGAATATCACCCTGTGCGTTTAGTGTGACGTCTCCAGTAAACGTAGGGCTTGACGTAGGTGCGGCCCCAATATCAGAGGCAACAAGGGCGTCTGCGCCACCTGTAGCGTGTGATGTCTTGTGGGCAAGGGTTGAGCTTGGCGTCCGGGCGTCGCTAAGGCGTGAGTCTGACGTGTAGACAAGGTTGGCTGTGTTGGAAATACCGTGTACAGTAGTCGTAAGCGCAGCGTGGGTAGACGTCGTTCCGGCTGGGTCGTATACCCCTGAGTGAGCGTGTGCTGTGCCTGAGATGCCAGCTGCAGAGATGCTTTTATTAGTCCATAGACCAGTAGAGGATACGTACTGGATAAGATCTCCATTTGTTGGAGAATCAACAGATACGTCATGAAGCTCGTCTAGCTCGTAGCCGTTCTGTACCCTAACAAAGATCTCTCCTGTGCTTGGGTTCTTCTTTGTTACTACACCAAGGTATACGCTGTTAGCAGGCTCAGCAGGAGGGGATCCAAAAACGAAACCACCAGCAGTGCTAGATAGCCAAACAGATACCCCTGCAGCTGATGCAGCGCTAGTGTTTATCCCTGTAAGTCGACCCTGCGTAATAACAGTTACAGTGTCTCCGTTTGCGGATGAAGTTTCTGTAAACCCAAGGGTTTTGCTCGAAGTCGGCTCTGTGTCCGCATCTGCAAGTGCAATTGTTGGGTTAGTACCATTAGCACCGTCAACGTACACTACTGAGTAAGCTGGGATTGTGGCACCACTGCTGTTCTGGCAAAGCTCGTAAACTATGTCAGCTCGACCCTCAGATCCAAGAGGGGAGTATGCAGCGTCGTGGTTATGACCAGTTAGGGATAGCCCTGTAGTTGGGTGTACGTGATCCTGCCTGCTTGCCGATACGCTAGTACCAGCTGCAGCAGTTCCAAGCTGTAGCGGTGTTGCGCTACCTACTGTTGCCCCACCACCAGAACCAGGAGCACCTTCTGGGATTCCGAAGTTAAATACAGCAGCTGCTGATGTTCCTGCGTTTGTAACTGTTGCGGCAGATCCGTAAGCGACTGTGCTTACAGTTCCTACGGCAATCGTCGCCGCTGCTCCAGCAGATCCTGTATCTCCAGTCGCGCCCGTAGTACCAGCCGGTCCAGTAAGTCCAGTCGGTCCCGTCGGGCCAGTAGGACCAGTTGCCCCCTGCGGGCCCGTAGCACCAGTAAGGCCAGTCGGTCCCGTAAGGCCAGTGGCCCCTTGCGGACCAGTAGGACCCGTAGCGCCAGTCGTTCCAGTAGCTCCAGTAGGGCCAGTCGCACCAGTAGCACCAGTGTCTCCTCTCGGGATAGCCAGGCTCAGCGTTTGCGTTGGCGCTGTTCCTGTAATAGTTGCCGATGCGCTCGAGCCAGCGGCCCCAGTAGTAACTGTTCCAATAGAAAGTGTGTTTGCTGGACCAGTAGCTCCAGTGGATCCCGTAGCGCCCGTAGCGCCAGTAGCGCCAGTAGCGCCTGTCGGGATCGTAAGGTTCAACGTCTGAGTAGGAGCTGTTCCTGTAATAGTTGACGAAGCGCTTGATCCAACAGCCCCTGTAGTTACCGTTCCAATAGAAAGAGTGTTGGCAGGACCAGCAGCTCCAGTTGCACCGGTAGATCCAGTAGGTCCAGTTGCTCCGGTAGAGCCAGTTGCCCCAGTAGCTCCCGTAGGACCCACTACAAGCGCAGCATCAATTACCTCAACCTGGTATACGATTTCTTCTACTGTTACTTCCTGGGACTCGCTCACCTAGTCACCTCTGGGCTAATTGAAAGCCTGCCCTGCATAATCCTTCGAACAACTCCGGCAGCACTTTCCACCTCAATGTCGTAGTAAGCAACCGGAACAGTCAACGTAGCTGTGTTGGTTGCAGAGATTGTAATCAGTATTACACCTGTAGCAAAGTTAGTATTAGTGATTGTAATTGTAGGGCTTCCACCTGTTGACGTAAGAAGAGTTGACGCAGATGCCGGCGTCTCTCTGATCTGCATTCTCGCAGTCCACCCAGTTAGATTGACAACGGTTCCGGAGGCGTCCTTGTATGTCACGGTAAGGCTAAACGTAGACCCCTTGTCAATCGTGGTGTTATACGTGCCAGCAGCCATATCAGCCTTTCTTACCCTTCTTGGTCATAGCCTTTTCCTTGCCTTCTCCCTTTTTACCCTCTACCTTTTCGTGCTTCTTTCGTCCCTTGGCGCTTGAGTACTTCTCAGTCATTGCACCATATCTCTCAAACTTTACAAACTTCTTGGTCTTCATTTTATCCTTCCTACTATGGTCTAAAGTCTAGACTTGGCCTATTCATGTCAATACCTGGGGACCTGTTGTACTGGTCAGTCTTGTTCTTGTTTCCAAGAATATCTGTGTAGATGAAGTCTGCTGCTTCTCCGCCTGCGATTGATCCACCGATTGCCCCAACCCCTGCTCCGAAGAACCCACCTGCTAGACCTCCGAGGATGCTTCCGGTAGTAGTCATTAAGGCTCTCCCTAGGTCTCCGCCAGTAGCTGCAGTGAACCCAAGGTTAAGAGCTGCCGCACCGAGTCCAAGCTTAGGGGCTAGGTTCTTGGGGGCAAGGTTAATCGCATTGAATGCTCCGACCTGGAGCATGCTGATTGGGTCTAGGTATCCCTTAGCTGCTAGCACAGCTGCGTCAGCTACTGCTCCAGCTCCAAACCCGTGCCATCCGTGGTAATACCGTTGGGAGGTTGGTCCCCTCAGCGGAGATGTAAATTTCTTTATACTTTCAAGCGGGTTCTGTCCAGCCATTGAGTACATCTTGCCCTGGTCAAATGATGCCCCGAAAGCCTCATCTCCACCTTCAATCCTTTGGCGAGGAGAAGCAACTCCTCCGGTTGCGTTACCGCTGATGTCGGCCTCGGGTGTGAACTTGCCAAACTCATTTCCTGATTTAGCCAGTTCTGCAGTTGGGATCATGTCTCTAGGCTCTTGGAATCTGTTGATTAGAGCTCGTACTTCCTGTGGTCC